CATTACACATATCCAAATAAGTTAGAATTGGATTATCAGGAATCAATTTATCCGTGATATCAAAAATTTGTCTATTGTATGTAAGTATATCACTTTTGGTTCTGTCTTGCCTATAATGTTTGTCGAGGGATAAACCAATCATTCCATTTGATCTAGGATCTCCATCGTCGGTCTTATCCGTCATAAGAGGTTTTAACTTATGAAGTTCGGCAAACATAAGGCTATACTCTCGTGGAGCATAATAATCATATATAATAGTATGGGGGAAAGGTACTTGGTTAGTTACTATTCGCATAAAATTCTCCCATACTCCAATTCATAGTCATAAGTTTAATAATACAATATTATTTTTAGTTAGTCAATACTCCAACTAACCAAAGTGTAACTAATATTGTTATTCCTATTTCTGCTCCAGTCATAATATTCACCTCCTGAATGCAAAATACTTATACACTCTTTACTTGTATTTGTCAACAAGTGATATTATCAAATAATTGGCAGAGGCACAAGGAATCGAACCCTGTCTTTCAGATTTGGAGTCTGACGTGCAACCATTAACACTTTACCCCTAATTGATTAATTACAGCCAGAAACACAGAGCATAACTTGATGTCCTGTGATTGCTACATGGATTGCATTTATGACCAATGCGGCTCCTAGAATTGTGATATATGTAGCCATTTTATTGTTCCTTCTATCCAGTCAAAATGTACGCAACTTTTCTGTTGCCAGGTAAGTTGCCAACCCCGTCAGATTATGCCGCTAGTGCATACTCCTCAGATGCAAAGTTATCGTTTGCATTTATAGTTTTGTTACGTTAACGGAGTTCCCACCCGGTAATCTCTTTCATTCTTAACAAGCCAGTCGATCCTAATTCCACCCCGTAAGGGGTATATTGAATTGGTGGAGTGGCCGGGAATTGCACCCGGGTCCTGCTCTTGTGACATACAATGACGTCAACAATTACTCTTTATTTATAGCACTAATCGTGGGGTATGTCAACCTCTTTTGATTGATAAATAGAAATTAAAAGGATTTATGAGTAAATTCAACGTATCGGACAATACTAGTATATCAATGCCAATCAGAAATATGTTGGCTATCATAGGTGCCGTAGCAGTAGGTGTGTGGGCATACTTTGGTGTTGTAGAACAACTTAACCAACATACTAACACAATCACTCTAATGCAAAAAGATCTAGAATCCAATTCAGAATTCAGAATAAAGTACCCAAGAGGTGAATTAGGTCAATCACAAAATGACCTAGAACAATTCATGCTGATAGAGGACCTGTATAAAAGTGTTGAAAAAATGGAAGCCGTATTAGAAAAGAATATGGAAAACAAAGTAAACATTGAATTCTTGCAGAAGCAAGTAGAGAAGATAGCAAAAGACATTGAAAAATTAAAAGACGCAGATAGAGATATCAAATATACAAATGGGAATGGACACTAATTATGATCGAGACAGTAGTAGCACTTTTAATGTTAATTAACAATGAGATCAAGGAACACAGAATACAAGAGAGTATGGGTGCTTGCCTTAGAGGTAAACGTACTGCTGAACGAGAATATTCAGAAGGCGTTAAGTACCAGTGTATCAAATCTAAAGCAGAGTTAGAAAAAAACATAGACGGATCAATTACTATCAAATCGCTTATTCTAGAATAATAGATAAATATTATTGAGGGAATTGTTTAGGAGAGGGAAATAGTAGATCCTTTTAGTGCAATAGCCGCCGCAACTGCGGCATTCAATACCGTTAAGAAATTTGTCCAGGCCGGCCAAGATTTTGAAAACACTGTCGGTCAAATGGGGAAATGGTACACCGCCATATCCGATTTCCGTAAAGGACAACAGATGCAAAAGAAGCCTCCGTTGTTCAAAAAACTTTTCAATGCAGGTTCAGTAGAAGAAGAAGCATTACAACTCTTAATCCACGAAAAGAAAATCATAGAACAAGAAAAAGAATTACAAACATTGTTAAACTTCCGTTATGGTTATGGTACATGGGACGAACTAAAAGAGATGCGTCGGAAGATAAGACTTAAGAGAGAACAGGAAGTTTACAAACAAGCAGAACGTAAAAAAGATTTCATTGAAGCATTGCAGATAGGATTAGCAGTATTGTTTATACTAGCATTTATAATAGGTTTATTATACTTTGCATTAGATTACAGAGGGATTATATGATATATGTCCCTATGGTTATTGCTTTACTATCTTGGACTGATGCATTTGCCGGAGCGAAAACATACGGAGCAACTAAACCTTATACTTACGAACAACAAATAAGACGGGGCGAAAGAGAGCAGGTAAAGATGACTGTCGCCCGTAGGGTTTATATGGGACACATAGGTGATAACCTAGTGTGCATATATTTAGGTGCAGGTAAAAGCAGTGAAACAATCGTAACAGGAAAAGATGATAGATGTCCGGGAGCAATGATGGTACCGTATGCTCCTAATCCTGATTATGATTGGAAAGAAACACTAAAGAAAATGCAAAAAGATTATTAACAACGGAGATAGATATGGCATATAGTAAACAACTACTTGACCATTATGAGAATCCCAGGAACGTAGGTTCTATGGACAAAGAAGATACTGACGTAGGCACAGGACTAGTGGGTGCACCTGCTTGTGGCGATGTTATGAAACTTCAAATTAAAGTAAACGACCAAGGAACAATAGATGACGCCAAGTTCAAGACGTTCGGCTGTGGCTCTGCTATTGCTAGTAGTTCTCTTGTTACTGAGTGGGTTAAAGGCAAAACACTGGGCGAAGCAAGGGAAATTAAGAATACAGAAATCGCCACAGAGTTGGCTCTTCCACCAGTAAAGATACATTGTTCAGTGCTGGCTGAGGATGCCATAAAGGCCGCGATAGCAGATTACCAGAAGAAACAAGTAAAGTAACCTTCTTAATATATCTTAGATTTGTTTGATGTTTGCGGCAATGGTTCTGCCACGGAATTCTTCTAATTGATATTCTAATTGAATACCTTCTAGTATATCCGTTATACCTGCTTTTTTAAATTGGGAAACGTGTACAAAGATATCTTTGCCACCTTTTTCTGGAGTGATAAATCCAAAACCTTTTACTGGATTATACCACTTTAGTTTTCCTTTTTCCATGTGTTATATACGCCCTAGTTTTTGTTTAGTAATAATACTATTCATATTTATAATTTTTTTGGTAATTGTTACGGATATCATAATAAAAGAAAGGCGTTGCAAGAGTTGAATAATGCAACGCCGATCTTGTTTAAATTACATAGAGTTCTTTTTTTCTTGAATCTCTGCTCTTCTTGATTTTGCAAGTTTACCCATTTCGCCTAATGCTTTTCTGGCTCTTGCGGCCGAGGCTTTTACACCTTTTGTATCGAAAGATTCAGACTCTTTCAAGTAGTTCTCGTATGCCGCCGTAATTTGCTCATGAATTGATGACATATTTTTCTCCTGTTACTATTTTATATATGTTACGCCAAGTAGGTACCTTTTCGATTTGACTGTTTAAAAAGGTCTTGTTGTAACTATGTTCCAATAGGATTGGTTTAAGTCCATGCTCTAGTCCTACTACTGCATTTTCTGGCTTATCCTCAATCCACCAATGCCCTTGACCCATTTTACTTAAAACTTCGTTCTTTCCTGAACCAGTTTCTAAGAAATGGATATCCTGAAAAGTGCCTTCTCCAAAAACTTCTGCCAAGTTCATTTTACGTAATGCTTGAGCAGGCTCATCTAAAGTTAAAGAAGTTATAGCAGTAAAGGTATATCCTTTTTCCTTTAATGCTTTCACTATTTCAACACTATCTTTGTAAGGTTCTAAGAACCCAATCCATGCAGATCGATTAAAGATCTTTACTAACCATTCTGCTTTATCTTCTGGAATAGCCTCTTTATGGACATTTGTAACAAATCTAAGATGTGTTTTATACTCTATATCACCGCCTTCCTTGACGATGAAACCCTCTAACGCCATCCATCTCTGGAAGGCAGTATCCCAATCAAGTAGAACTCCGTCTACATCTACTAGTAAATTTTTGCTCATGTTTTTAATCCAGTCGTTGCTTCAATATATTTCTTCGCCATTTCGGTATGGGTCTTTGAAGTACAAACAACACTGGACTTAGGCATATGAATATCTGATAACGGATCCGCTGTCATCATAAATTGACCTAGACCAATTCCTTGGCCTGTGTTCATTAATGTTAAAGGTTTATGTAAGCGGTAACCTGTTTCGGTTACGTCATCAATCCTTGCTACTATCTCTTCTCCGGATTGTAACTTGAATGATACTGTGTCGCCTTTTTTGTGCGGTGTTTCAATTAACATACTTTATTGTTTCAGTCCTTCCATACCGTGGTCTTCAATGTACTTAACAAGTTCATTGTATCCCCCAACATACTTACCGTTAAGTATGATTTGCGGTACAGATCTTGGCTGTGGCATACCATTCGCTTCAAACTCTTCTAATAAAGTTTCTCTATCAAGGTCTCTGCCAATAAGCATTTCTTTGTATTCTATTCCTGACTGTTTAAGTAAATGCTTTGCCTTATCACAGTAGGTACACATTGGTTTTGAATATACTACATTTGTCATATTATAATTTAAATCCTTTGAATGTATCTTTTTCTACGTCTTGTTTTACGCCCCCAATAATGTATGACTCTACTTCTGTTTCTTGTGGAGCCACTTGTAATCCTGCTGAACTCAACCAATGTTGTGTCCAAGGTAAAGGATTAGTATTCACTGGTTGATCAAATATAGGTTTGTATCCTAAGGCTTTTAATCTTCTATTAGCAATGAATTCTACATACTGGCCTAAGATTTCTTCGTTCAATCCGATGATGGAACCATCTTTGAACAAATACTTTGCCCAAGCCTTCTCTTCTTCAACGCAGGTCTTCCACATATTATAAACTTCTTCTTCACTGTCCTGTCCTAACTTCTGCATTTCAGGATCGTCATTACCACGTAACCAATTCTTTAAGACGTGTGTAGATAAGTTTAAGTGTGTTGCCTCGTCTCGAGCAATCAATGAAATAATTTTTGCTGAACCTTCCATCATCTTACTTTCTGCAAAGGCAAACGTACAAGCAAACGAAACATAAAATCTTAGTCCTTCTAAGATGTTTACATTCATCATTGCAAGGAACAATTTCTTTTTAACATCTGTCATTGATCCTTTGCCTTTGTAATGGAAGTTCTCTACTGCTTCTGTATAAGCATCATAATTTTTTGTAACTGAAATAGCACGTTTAATAATTTCGTCATCTTCTAAGATGTGATCCAATACTTCACTTGGATCTGGATAAACGTTTTTCATAATGTGTGTATAAGAACGTGAGTGGATTGTTTCAAAGAAATCCCAAGTAACAATACAACCTTCAAGTTCAGGTAAAGACACCCAAGGAAGAAATGCTAGACTTGGACCTCTACCCTGTACACTATCTAATAGTGTTTGATATTTTAAGTTACTCGTAAAAATATGTTTCTGTTCAGGTCTGAACTGTTGATAGTCCGCTCTATCTTTCTGAAGACTTACTTCTTCAGGTCTCCAAAAGTAACCTAGCATAGTTTGATTTAACTTATCAAACTCAGGAAACTTAAATGTATCATATCTTTGTGTATTCTGATCTTCACCAAAGAACATAGGTTGCTTTGTAAAGTCTACTTTGTTTCTATTAAAGACAGTTTTAGCCATTTCTTACTCTTTCTATTCTCTACTTTCCTATACTATTATAAATTACTTTATGAAACTTGTCAATACTTAAATTGCACAGGCTTCACATTCTTCGTCCAATTCCTTTTTAGAACTTGGTTCAGGGTGTGGGGCTTCTTGCTCCAGCGGAGTACTTATCTCTTCTCTCAATTCTTCTACGTCTTCACCTTTAAAATCGTAGGTATTTTGATAGTAAGAAGTTTTCCAACCTAATTTATACGTAGTTAATAAGTCCTTGAACATAACACTCATAGGTACTTCGTTGTCTGCATACTGCGTTGGATTGTAACTCCAGTTTCCTGATATGGCTTGATCAAAGAATTTTTGAATTACTGCCATTACATTAATATAACCTTCATTGCCTGGCATTTCCCAAAGCAAGGTATAATAATTTTTTAAACTTTGATATTGCGGAACAATCTGCTTAAGAGGCCCTTTTTTCGATTTCTTAATGGACAAGTATCCTCTAGGTGGCTCAACTCCGTTTGTGGCATTTGACACAATAGAACTGCTCTCCGATGGCATCTGTGCGGACAACGTACTGTGACGGAGGCCATGAACTCCAATGCTCTTGCGAAGACCATCCCAGTCATATTTTAACTTAATGTTACAGACTTCATCCAAGTCTTTTTTGTATGTGTCAATTGGTAGTATGCCATCACTGTATTTAGTACGGTTGAAAT